CTTATATAGTTTTTCATTGCTTAAGAATTTAAAATAGTATTCAATAAATGATTCGTGTTTGCGTATCTCATCATAAGTTAAATCCTTAAAATGTTTGCCGGAATACATTTGTATTAAATCACGCATTACTTGTCCGCTTGAGTTCTCACCCATCCAAACAACTGTTTTTAAATCGTGATTAGTAGCCAATGCAAGAAAGTACCATTCCATCCAATAGGATTTACCTACATTATCGTGTCCTAAAACTATGTTTAGTTGCTTACGTTTAAATCTAATGTAGTCATCTAATACACACCCTATACCTAACCCTTGAGATATCTTACCGCTCTTATAGTCGTTTAAGTATTTTGTGCTATGTCCTGTTGATAGTATCATTTGTTTAGTTGTTTTAAAACGTGTTCGTATCTAATTTGCTCTTCAGATTTAGCTTGTTGTTTAGGTTCTATATATTTATCCCAAAATAAACCTTGCCATCCATTTGATATAGATGCATCAATAACAAACCTACATTTTTCTATTGAATAGGATTCTATTTCTTTTAAAAGTTTGTTTATAGATGCTTCGCTTAAAACCTTCTTAATTGACCTTCTATACGTAATCCATTCATCCAATAATACTTCTTTTTCATTCTTTACATTCTTGTTAATGGTTACTTGCTGGTTATTCTGTGGTTGATTTGCGGTTAAATCGTTGGTTGATACTTGATACTTTTTGTAGTTAAGTACTTGAATTATAGTACCTTGCTTCGTTGATTTGATGGTTATTTCGTTGGTTGATTTCAAACGCTCTAAACACGTTCTAACTTGTTGAACTGATAACCCTGTTTCATTAGATAATAATTCCCTACCTGTCATTAAACAACCTACATCAATATTAACTCCTCTATATTTTTTAGATTTATGATTTGCTTTTAAAATTAAATGCATAAACAACCTAAAAGTATTTGAATCATTGTACCATTCCCAATCTAAAATCTTTCTGTGTATTTTAATCCAACCGCTCATATCAATCAATTAAAGAGATTTGTTTACGCAATTCACGAGAAAATTTAATAGCAGTTTCTCTATCTAAAGAAATTAATGAAATTGGAAAATCTTGACCTTTATCAATGCGAATGGTTATTTCTCCATACATATTACAAAAGCATTCTACTGAGATTGATTGTGTTTCTGATTGTTCAGAACCACCAAATAATAATTTGACATTTGCCATAATTTAATAAACGTTTTAGGATAACGAGTAACCTTTAAATAAAAAACCCCACCAAATCCAGAGCGTCCTACTTCTCCTTCATTGACAGGGTCAATAACTTTTTTAAGTTCTTATAATGTAGGACGAGAACTATTGTACAAATATAACTAAACTATTTGTATTTTGTTTTAGAATGGCAGCCCAGAACTTTCTTTTCTAATCTTGTCCGAAGTATTTTCCATCTTTTTAAATGGTTCTTGAATCTTACCCGAAAAGAACTTACCTGCTTTCCCATCTTTAATCCATAGACTAATTTCTAATTCTCTTCCGTCTACGTTTATAGTCCCGCGGTAGTCAGGATGCTTCTCGTTTTCTTTCTTGTTATTCTTAAATATAACTGCCGTGTTCGTGTTGTCGTAACTCATTTTTACTTTGTTTTTAAATTATACTTTTTAATTGTTCGTAGTAGTTTCTACAAAGTTCTACCTTCTCTTTAATCTGTTCGATAGCTTGTTCGTCTCTTTCTACGATGAATCTTTTAATTCGTAGGTTGTTAGGAATATGGTCAAACGTGTGTTGGCTCTGTACCGCTTCACGCAAATCTAAATCCTCATCTATTAATCCTGCTTTCCAATGCGCTCTACGAACCTCATCTTCTACTATTTGGTGCGGAGTGTTCATTAAGCAGTAAATTAACTCAGCTTTATCTAATCCTGTAAGCATCATATAACCTTGCAGTTGCCAAAAATAATCTTTATTCTTTAACTCAGTATCGAATAATGGAAACGTAGAACCATCCCAAGAGCATTTTATATCAGCAAGTAAGTCTTTTGTAATTACATCGGGTTCTCCTGTGAGCCATTCGTTATTATATCGTTCCGTGTTTTTAACTACAAACTCCCACCCTAAGACTTGACCTGCAAACTCTATTGCCTCATCTTCCATCTGTAAACCTTTGTCTGTATATCTACTCCAAAACTCTTTAGCTATTCCTAATTCCTTTTCTTTAAAGTAATCTTGAATATAAGTCTTTGCAGTTTCAGATAGAACCTCTCCCTTTGTTCTGGGAGAAGTCATTATCTTACCTATTGCGCTACATCTAATCTTCATCAGTATCTAAGGCTAATTTTGTTTCTACTCTTGTAATTGTAAATATCTTCAATAACAGTTTTATACTGCTCACGATTAGCACAATCTACCATTGCTGTTGGTTGCAATCTTAATTTGTGCATAAACTCGTTAAAATCAAATGTTTCTTTTTGAAGTAGCCCCATCATTGTTTGAACAAAACTTGTACGATTATAACCTAAATAATAAGATTTTATCATTCGTATTTTGTTAGCCATATCTTGAGCCAAATCAATATCTCCACATCTCCACGTGCCCTGCTCAAATATTTGTGCTGAACCATCTAATTTTACACCGCAAGATATTTGTATTGCTAAACTTCTTGATGAGCCGCTTCCAGTATTTTGACATAATGCAATGCAATCTGAAAAAACATAGTCATCATTTTTTATTGAAAATTCACGTAATTTAATATAAGATTCAATTCCCATATTAGCGTATCCCTCCATAAAATCTTTTTTAGTCCAATTCTTTTGATTAAGATTTAACGTGTGAACTTCATTTAATGAATATCCATTTACAATAATGTAATAAACAAATGATTCAGCTTCTTTAGCAGCCATTAAACGATGTTGTCCATCTATTACTTCCATTCGTTCATTAACTAAAATTGGGTTACACTTCATTCCATAAACACGAATTGAATCAGCTAATCGCTTAATGTGCTGTAAATTTGGAATTCTGTTTCCGTCAATTTGTTTGAACATTGACAAATTGTTTGTTTTGTAAACCTTGTTTACTTCTTTTCCTTCTTGCACTTGGTTACTATTCTTCGCCATTGGTGCTGTTGTTGTGTTAAACATATTTATTTGTTTTTATTGATTACTAATTATAAAAGTAACATTGCTTTGGTTTGTAACTCAGTTAATTCATATCCTTTCAAAGCGTTCTTAAATTGTTCAGTAGTTAATTCTCCGTTTGATACTTTAGCAAGTCCAGATTCAAAACGCTCTTGAGGAAATAATTTACTTACTGCTTCTCGTGCCGTGTTTCCATCGTCATCCACCGCCTGTAAACTTAAAAGCGTTTGTAAACTTCCTCTCCGGTAGTAAGTAATCGAAGCAATTAATTTCTGTGGGTCGGTAATCATTGGAAGAACTAAACTGCTTTCTATCTTGTCTCCGTTTTCAATGTCTATTATCTGAGTGCATACTTTGCCGTCTAAGATGGGTTGTAAGAGTATTAAACCGTGTTTTAATAGGATTGGTTCAGTAGCTTCTAAAATAGCGTTTAAATCAGCGTATTTTGATTTAAAGAAAGGATTGTTACTTCCTTTAGTAACTTTACCTATCTCTTGCTTTGCTTTCCATAGCTTAGTGTAGATAGTTTCGCTTTTCGGTAGAACGTCTACCACTTCTTCTTTTTTCATAGTTATCTGTTTTTAATTGTTTACAAATATAATACTTTTAAACACATAGCATACCTTCAGCAGCTAATTTTTTTTTAATTAATCGTTCTAAATAAATTAAAGAATTCTTTTCGTTCTCGCTTGAATCGTTTGAATAAGGCACACTCAAGTCTATGCAGTTCATTATCTTGTCAATCTTTTCTTTTAGCACATAATCAAATCCGTTATTGGCTTGTCTAACTACTTTTAAAGCGTGAATAACTGTGCTATGGTCTTTGTCAAAGAATCTTCCTGCTTTGCTCAGGTGCATATTTTCTATTGCTAACCAAACCATACCTAACTGCCGCCATTGCATTACTTCTCGTTTGCGTGATACTTGTCTAAGATACTCCAGAGAAAATGGACAAGCTATTAGAAAATCCTCAAAAACGAATCTTGTATTTTTAGGGAATGATTTCTTTGTGTCTGTAATTGATTGTATGTTATAATTCATTTTTTTGGTTTTATATATTTGATAAAGTAATCACATTTCCCTTTTTCGTTAGGCTTTATGTCTGCGTATGTTTGCCAATATTTAGATGGTTCTGCCATATACCGGTAACAATCTTTTTTTAGTTTGCAAGTTTCATTTTTGCACATTGCTATATCTGGCATCTTACTCTGATTTAAAGGTTTCGTTGTAGTATTGTTCTGATGTTTCTCTTGGAAAAATATTTTTATCTTTGCTAATATCAAAACAACCTTGACAATAGCTTTCAATAATCTGCTCTTTCTCCATTTCTTTGGCTTTGTCAATGGTTGGTTGATATAATGTCGCATCAGGGAAGAACATTTTTAATTGTTCTTGTATTTCATTTACCAACCATTCTACTGCTGTTTTCATATCTCGTTTATATCTGTTATTAAACCTTTCCATAATTGGAATTTATCTTTAGCATCTGACTGATTGTATGCGCTTACAATTAAGTAACGTTCCTCCCATCTCTTTAGCTTTACCTTGTATGTTATTTTAAATCGTTTCATCTTTTTTTATGTTTTTCCAATCCGACATTTTATTGTTTACTCTAACTCTATATTTATAAACTGATGGTCTTGAACATTCAATTACAAATTCTCCTTTAAACCATTGGTTATCGTGTTTATGTGCAAAGTCACTAAAGCACCCACTAACTTTTACTTTGTCTCCTTTTTTAAATTCAGAGTTAATTTTCTCAACTTTATAACCCCATTTTATATATTGCTCAACAAGGTCTAACTCATCTTCTTTTCCTGTGTAGTCAAAATCATTTTGTCGAAACATCCCAACCTCATCAATAAATCCATAACTCCAAAAACCACCTTCAGGTTCTACTGAATCCTCTATCCAAATTCTAACATTATCGTTTGCTTTCATAACTCTCTTTTTATTTCTGAAATTCTATTTATTAACTGTGCATTATAATTATCCCAATATTTTTTTAAGTCTCCGTGTCTTACTCCGTTGTTAGGAATAAACTCGTTTTCTAATGTAGTAGGCTTTACGTGTTGGTTAAATGCCTCTGTTACTTTCTTAAATACGTTCCGTGTTTTCATAATGACAATATTAGTTTGTGGTAATCTTTAATTAAATTATCTAATCTGTTTAGTGTTTCTTCTGAATAAACATCCGTGTTTGCTTGTCGCTCAATCTCCAATTGCTCAACGTACTTTATTAAATCCTCTTTCATATCTCATCAAGGCTTTTAAGTTTATCAATCACTATCTGGTAGCTTCTCCATAATCTACCTAATCCACGTTGGCAGGTATCAATAACATTCTCTGAATGCTCGTGAAAGTTGTTGGGGATGGCTATTTCTGCATTATACCGAAGCATATTATCTATTCGGTTCTGCATTCCTTCGCATAAGTAAAGCAATTCGTTTGCTTTTGCGTGAAGTTCTAAGGCTTCTTTAATCTGTTTTTTCATCTGTTTTGTATTAGTGTTTCGACAAAAATAATACAATTGTTTATAACTGCAATACTTTTAAACAAATTATTTTAATTATTTTAAAAAAACAAAGGGAGAATGTTCCCAAACTCCCTTTCTTACCTAAAACAAAACAGATTGTACTTTACGAAAAAAGTTCTGCTAATGTACGCATTTATCTCACTTTACCGTTTATTATTCTCAAGTTCTTTACTTCAAAGTCTCCATTGCCAAACGTAGTAACGAATGCAAATCCGTGATTCCATTTATTGTACGGCATATATTCCGGAGATAATCCACATAAACTACCCATTGACCACGTTGTAACTACATTACCTTGTAGGTCTTTCTCGCTATGCTCAGACGTTGCGTGATGGTGTCCTATGATTGCGTTAGCTTTCGCCCTTACATATAATCCTCGTGCTACGTTTACCGGACTAAATACACTTTGTCCGAATTCGTGTCCGTGCATAATGTTTAGATTACCTGCTTTAATGATTTGCTTGTCTTTAATTTCAGTTACTCCTAACTCTCCAAATCTAAGGATGCTTTTTAACTCAAAGTCTGCGATACCTAACAACTCAGGTGCTACCGTTTTTAAATAGTTTTCCCACCTTGCCTCGTGGTTTCCTATCTTGAAGTATATAGGACAATCGAACTCATCTCTAAGTTGTCTTAGAAAGTCTCGTGTAATATCTATTTCTCCTGACAAATCACGAAGTCTTCTATCTTTAATAAAACGAGATGCTTGATACATATCCATAGTATCGCCGTTTAATATAATAGCGTTAGGCTTATGGTTGTATGCCCATTCTAAAGCAATACTCAAAGCATCTACATCGTGGTAAGGTAAATGAATATCTGATAGGATTAAGATTCTATTATTCCCTTTAGGCATTATATAAGGCTCTTGCTCTTTATAGTCTGATTCGGGAAGTTTCTTCCATCCGTTAGATTTTCTTTTTTCTTCTTCCGTTCTTTTATATTTTTGTATTCCCTTGTATTTAGTTTCTCCTCTAATTACTCTAATACAAGACCTAACACTTTCTACATTTTTAAAGTCTAAAGAATGGTCATTGTAAATTAATTTAGCTAAGGTTTGAGTTGCCATAGCAGGATGCTTTTCTAAATAGTCTATAACTATTGATTGATTTACGTTCATAATAAGTTTGAATAAAAAAACCGAGGGTTACTCGGTTCTATTTGCGTTTGTAAGGTATATAGGTGGATTTTCCGCCTTTCTTTATCATTCGTAAGACTTGCTTACGATTGTGTCCTTCTCGGTAGGAAATGTGAAACCACGCTGCCTCAGTATCATTTCCTGCTTCATAAATTAATTGGTCGAAAGTAACGTTGTCTATAATCCACTCGAATAAATCTCTATCGTGTAAATCTAAATCTATTGCTTCGCCTAAACTATGCTGAGATGTTAGAGCGCCTCCAATGCGTTTATTTACGGCAGGAGAACGATAACCACTATTAACTCTAATTGGCTTTCCTAAATGCTCTCTAATAGGCTCAAAACAATTAATAGCCAATGCCATAGCTTTAGCAAGTTGCCCAGAGTTCATCGAGTTGCTTATTCCGTAGTTTGTAGCAGCATCTGAACGCTCAAATTCTGCTCTACTTAAATGCTTACTTAACTGCATATTACTATTAGGTAAGTTACTCTTTAGTAAGTTGTGATAGTGTAGCAGCTACTCCACCGATTGCTAACAAATAACCACTTGCCGTAATTAATGCTGCAGGTAAAGCTACAGGTGCTGCGATTATAGCTGCTCCTACTGCTCCTGCAATGACCCCTACTCTTTGTACTTTCTTCCAAAACTTAGGAGTCTTAGATAGCCATCTTTCTTTTAGTTCCATATTTCTTTTTATCAGGTAAAATACCTACCATTAATTCGCTAAATTGTACGTGTTTATCTAATTGTCTTTTGCTTGTTTGTATTCTATCTTCTAAGCAATCGTATAGCTTCAACTCTACTCTTTCAAGTTTAGATTCTAAAACCTCAAACCTTTTAGTAAAAAAGCTATACATTAAGAATATTACTAATACTAAAACACCTATTACTCCGTGTTTCTTTATAGCTTCTATTGTAGGTATTAGTGCCATTTGTAAAATTAATTTATTGTTGGGAATGGTGGTGTAGGTTTAGGATTGTAAGGAATTAAATCCAAGTCCTTAACCCATAGAAATTTTACGTTTGTGCAGAAGTTCATTTCCTCAGTTGATATTATCCAATTATCATCAGCATCTTGAATAGGATTGAAATAGCTATCCTCAGTGTATTGCTGACCTACTAATTCATCTTTCTGTACCTCTGTAAGCAGTCCTACATAGTTAGGATATTCTGCTTGTGTTATGTCTGTTAGTTTCATTATACTTGTCTTGATAATGTAGTTTGGAAAGTCTGTACCGCAGTGTAATAGTTAGCGGCATCCGTAGCAGTAAAATTAGAACCAAATCCACCAAATGCTAACTGTCTATCTGAATATCTAGGAGATGCTAAATATCCCCAATCTGAGAATATTAAATTCTTATTCGTCATTGAAGCAGCTAAATAAGTTGTATTTAATAATGATGTTGAATTCCTAAATGCTCTTCTTCCGTTAGAAGAGTTATTAAAAAATATAAAATTTCCTAGTGAATCCGTAACTGCAAATGATTGTCTATTATTTACATCTGGAATATCCATTGTCAATGAACCGCCACCAATTAAAGTTTCTAAAGTTAAACCTAATGTTGTTTCATTATATGTACCTAAATCAGATTTTAAACCTGAAGTATTTGTTCTTGAATAAAAATTCAACATATAATTAGCACCAAAAGATGAAGCTAAAATACCAGTATTTGCATAGGCATTTGTTCCATTAGGTAATGCACCTGTAGAACTATGTGTCCATCCACCAACAAAACTTAATTGATATGCAGCAGTATTTACAAAATTGTAAGAATGCTTAGTAGATGTTCCCCCAGCAAATGGATATAATGCAGTCATCTTAGAAGTTAGTCCATAGGTAGTTAAGTCACTCTCAAGTGTGTTTAACGCACCTAAGATAGTCAAGTTCGTTTCTCCCGTAGCAGCTATCCACGCAGTAGTTAGTGTGCCGTAAGATGGCCCACTTGGCTGCACTAAATATGGATTGATTATCATACTCTTGTTCCTATGATAGTAACCTTCAAACCTTTCGCAGTTCCATCACCAATTTGGTCGATATCTACTGTTATCTCAGCATCATCTGCCAATGCACTATCAGATATAACCGCAGCAGTTGCAGCAGTTGTAGATGTCTTTTCAGTGTTGTCAATTGTCAGCTTTGTTGATAGGATAGTTGTACCACCCTCATTGATGTCAACCGTGAAGATACTTCCTGATGCTTGAGCAGTTGAAAGAGATGCACGAACGGCAGTAACTGTCATTGCGTAAGGCATTCTAAAAGTAACCTTTGCAGTACCTGTAGTTAAAGCAGTAGTTTCATCTGACGCAGCTACTTGCACCTCAGTTGGCAAACCACTTTGGGCAAATGTCTTAACGTTTGCACCTGTAACTCTTTTAGTAACATAAGAAGCACCGCTAACCTCAGATATAACCATTAAATCCGTAGCCGCAAGTGCTGCGCCTTTAGCCGTTATTTCACTTATTTTCTTTTCTGCCATTTTGTATTTTTTATCGTTCTAATAATGTTTCGCCTGAATAAGAAACGTCATAAACTGCTCCAAATCCACCGCTATTAAATAATGTCTCATCTATAAGAAAGTCCTCTGCTTCTGTAACAAAGAAATCAGAATTCTCAGCAAGTAGGTTAGTAGTCTCTAAACCACCGCTGCTTCCATCTGCTCCCCAACTAATCGTGTTAAGAACGCCTTGTCCCCATCCTATTGTGTTCGCCATCTTTCTCTACTTTCTTTAAGTATAACTTTAACTTTTGTATATTGTTTTCTTTTACCTTGTACTTCTTCATAAATACCACCCATTTAAGTTATTCTCTCCTCGTGGGTACATATCACCGTTTGAATTAGAATTATACTCTGGGAAAGATGCCGTGTTAAAATTAATGTAGTCTACAAACCTTTGTGTATAGTGTTGTGCTATTTGTCGTTGCTTTTCTACTAAGAAATCTACTTCGTTTTTTTCTACTGTAGTAGCGTTCTCTGAATCGTGTTTATATACTCCTTTGTTAGCGATTGTATAAGCTGCAAAAGGTAAATATTCTACCATCGCCCAATGAATGAGCATAGGCTTTATATAGTCAATTAAAAGATTGTTATACGCACTTGGTATTGTATAGATTGAACTGATTGTTACCGCTCCATTTGTACCACCTGCTACCGTTGCAGTATTTCCAACTTTATAACCCGTTCCTGCCGTGTTTATTGTAGCGTTTGTAATTAACCCTGCCGCAGCAGTAATATTTAATTTTAAACCCGTTCCCGTTGCGCTTGTTGTACTTCTGTCTGTTCCCGTTGTATAACCTGTTCCTTGATTTGTTACAGTTATTGCCGTTGGAATTCCTGACGTAGCTAAAGTAATTTCATCTTTGATTCTATTCAACAAGTCTGTACCTAACATAGTTTGTATGTGTACATCCTGCGCTATTTTGATAAATTGAATTAGCTTATCTGTATCAATATTTCCATTTGCTGCAGTAAACTTAACTAAGTCTGTTCTCGATATTAAAAGTGCTTCCGCCATTGTTATTTTTCTTTTGGTAAAAATCCTTTGTTCGGCATATCTATAGGTCTTGTAGAAACTAAAGATGGATTCTTAATTACATATCCAAATGCTTCAGCTTTTTTACCTGCTATAATTCGTGCATTAGGATTGTTTACATCTATTCCTACGCCTTCAAAACTTGCATATACTCGCTTATTCCATCTGTGATGACAACCACCACCACCTTTGTAAAGCCAAATATCGTAAGTATTTGCTCCTCGTGGGCCCCAACCTTCATTAACTATTTGGTTACCCATTTGAAGTATGTCTTCTTTACGATAAATCTTATTAGCTGCAATCATATTTTTACAGAACTTTCTACTTTTTTCTGTAGTATCTCCAGCATAAACGTAACGAGTAATAAACTTAACACCATCTATATTTTCATCTTGTTCAGATTTAGAGTTAGGTCTTGCAGTTCCTGTGCTAACTAAGTTAACTATTCTGTCAAATAAAGACAATTTAACGCCGTTAGAAAGCATTTCGTTTTCTTTATCGTCATTATCATAGTCTACCTCGTATTCGTCTATTAGAAGCCAATTATCGTTAGGCAATTCCCCTTTGTCTATTAAAGCGTTAGAAATAAGGTCGTCGTGTTTACTTAACTGCGTTCCTGTTTCTTCTGCTACTTGCTCTTCAGTTTGAGCATTCTCTAAATCTGTAAATTCAAGTGGTTTAAGAGTTCTAAAAAATAGATTAAGACTGATTCCGTTAACTGCTAACATTCTATCAATAGCACTAAGTAATATTTCTTGTTTTGGTCTTACAACTAAGTTATCAAATAACACAAAACTATTCTGTAACTCATCCGCATTTGAACTAAATCCATTTGTTGAAGCAATACCGAAAAGCAAAGGACTTGTAACGTTATGTGATAACATAATCTTACGCATACATTCGTCACTTAACTGATTGTATAAATCGGGAGCATTGTCTACAGGAATAGAATCTATTGTAGTTTTACTTTCAGCGTTGTTATTAAATGCTACGATTACTCGTTGACCATTTGCGCCTGTAAGTTTAGACATAACCTTAGAAGAAATAATATCTTGCTCCTCTGGTGTTGGTTGCCCATTATTGAAGTTTACTACCGTGCGTGAACTAAATGAAGATTGAACCTCAGAAATTAAATAGCTTGAAATCTCTTCTTCTAACACTGCGTAAGGTATGCCACCTTGATAATCTACATAGCTAAAGTATTTCATCCCTACCGAATAAGGTTGAATGAACATTATTTCTACTTGCTCATTACCAAATCCAAATGCAGGAATTCTCTTAGGTGCGTAGTTTCTTAAATCTTCCCAATTATCTGAATAATAGTAGGCTTCGATTTGTCCGTCTTTATTGCACTTCTCAGGTGCTAAAAGATGCACAGGAATATGATACGCCTTTAATACTTTGCTTCTATCCTTAGAATAATGTACCTGGAACGCTGCTTGTCCTAACATCTCAAAATCTAATACTACTTTACGCATATCGTCTGCGTTAATCATAGCCATCATCTGAGCGTACTCGTTAGGCTTTCTTGAAGCATCTACTGCGCTTAAACCTTTGCCATATACCAAACGGCTAATATTGTTTATAATAGCGTTATTAGTAGTAGAGTTTTTATATCTATCAATTAAGAACTGATAGTAAGAGTTGTTTTCTCCATACGTTACCCACTCATTCTTCTTTGATTCCTCAATGACGGGTGCTTCGTATTTTGCTAAATTTAAGATGTGTAGATTACTCATAAATTATAAAGTCGTTTGTTGTGGTCGAACTTACATACTGACCATTGTTTACGCTAAATGATACCAAAGGCTGATTAGTACAAAATATCTTGTCTTTAAATACTATATCACTCCCGTTTTTTAATACCAACATATAGAAATGATTTTCAACTAAATCAAATATAGCTTCTATAGTGTGGTAATATTCACCTACCGTAGAATCGATTATAGTTACAACCTGCGTATAATTTGTTTGCTCGTCAGTTAACTCCAAAGTATCATAGCTTTCCTCTCGTGGAATGAAGCTAATAATTTGGCTTGTAGCTGATACATTTAATACTATCATACTATATTAACTTAAACAGTTCGATATTGTTTTAAAAAAGAAAAGGGTAACCGAAGCTACCCTAATCCAACTATTATGAAAGAAAAACTATACAGTTACAATGGTCGCGTTAGATAGAACCGTTCTAAGCCCTACCTCAGTTGAACAATTTAAGAAGTTTGCAGGGATATTCTCCATTCCTGTGAACGTCAAAGTGTACCCAGAAAAATCCCCAAGTGCCGTCCCGTTAGAGATAGTACCCGCAGTTACATCCATTCCTCTCTCTACACCTGCAAGAAAGAACTGATTGTTTCTGTTTCTTACCACGATGTGAGGTCTTCCGTAAGCAAGTAACTTAACCATTTTATGGGTAGCTACATCTTGCTTTTTCAAGTTGGCAACTAAAACCTGCTCTACAAAAGTAGTTCCGTTGTCTCTTGAAGAGTTTATCGTTTGCTCAAAAGAGTTAGTTCCTTTAAGTTCGAATTTATACACGTTTGTTACGTTGTTAATGTCATCAATAACATCCGTGTTGGTAACGTTATACGTTAAATCATTTGGGTAAGAATAGTCTCCGTAATTGATAATGTAGATAGCATCTAAACCACCTACCGCATCTTTACAAGGCTCTATTCTTCCGTTTGCAATATCACAGCTCATTTGTTAAAATTTTAACACTTTGTTAAAGTGTGGTTAATATTTTATAAAAAAAGGGTGGTAGATATTCCACCACCCTCGTTATTTAATTAGTTAAGATTAGTTAGCTGAGTTAGTTACACCGTAAGTAACACAATCTCCAGCAAAACCATATTTAGCATCTGCAGTAAAACGCATAATTACTCGTACGTTTTGAGAACCATCAAGGTCTGCCATATCAATAACTTTAACTTCATTCAAGTCAGAAAGAAGACCTGTAGCGAAGTGTAGGTTAGAAGACTGAGTTAAAAGACCTCTGTTGTCATCAAGACCATAAGCCAAGAAGATTGGAATACCATCAAAAGAAAGTGAACCGTTAGTATACCACTGAGTACCTTGTGCGTTAACACCATTAGCACCCAAACCTGATGCACCGAATCCACCCAAAGCACGGATATAAGCACGTACGATGTTAGAAGAAAGATACAATTTCAAATCTGGTTGTCCGTACAAACGAGATGGACAAGCGTCTACGATTTTCCCAAGTTCAGCGATAACGTCACCTGCATCTACTGTAGTACCTGCTACCTCTTGTGCAGCTGGTAATGAAGCATCAACTGCAAGTTGGCGCATAATACCTGAGAACTCACCTGCAGAAGCATTGTTACCTTCCCAAATAACACCTTCCATATGAGAAGCAACTTTCTCAGCTACGTGAGCAATAAGGAAATCAGCGAAAGATTTAGGAAGAACATCGAATGCTCCGTAACCCATCTCAGCCGCCTGCCAAGTTTGGTGGAAATCTTTTTTACAAAGTTGTAGGTTAACTTGGAACTCTTCAGGATTCAATACTCTTTCAGTAAGAGTTAAAGTTGAAGTAGCATCAAAATCACAAGTAGCGTTCTTAACGATTCCGTCAGTAGCAACACGTTGGATAACTTGCTTGTACTTAACATTTGGGTGGATAGTTAAACCACCTTGCTCTAAAGTTGGTGCAGACAAAAGTGCTGCAGCAATGTACTTACCTGCGAACTCCCCAGCGTAAGTAGTTGTAATTGATGTTGTAGTAGCCATCTTTTTTTTAAATTATTAGTTAATTATTTATTTAATTTTTCAAGGATAGAATCCATTGTAGTTCTTGCTCTTTTAGAAGCAAATTTGAATCCTTCTGCTTTATTTACATTCTCAGGGTTAAAAGTGATAGGAGATACTTCCTCTAATTCAACCTTATTTTCTTTAGTAGTTTCTTCAGTAGCAACTTCTGTAGTAGGCTCAACTTTTGAAAACATTTCCAACTTAGCTTTCAACTCTTCGTTTTCAATTTTAAGTGCTTCCATTTCTGAGAAGAACGTTTCTTTAACGATAGATTCAACCGTCTTTTTAATGTCTTTAGGTGCTGCGGCTTCTGCCTCAACTTCTACCTCTGCTTCTGCTTCTGGCTCTTCTATCGGCATTTCCTCTTCAACTTCCATTTCTTTAATTTCAGCAATAATACCTTCTTCGATTACTACCAACATTTTAGAATCTTCCAATTCATATTCTCCTACAGGCAAAGCGATTTTTTGGTCTTCAGCAACTATAAATACTTCTGCTCCTGCTTCAAACACTTCAGCTTCTAATACTGTAACTCCGTCTGAAAGTTTCATAGTACCCAATTTAACTTCCATTCCAAGAAGTTCTTTAATTTGATTGATTACGTTCTTTTTCATATTTAACATTTATAACTTAATAACTTTCGTGTTTTTAATCTGTTGTATTTTTTAATTAATCTGTCTTTCCGTGTTTGTGTTTACAACGTTACTTACGACTTGATTTACCGTACTACCAACTCCTTGATTTTGCAGCTCTCCTGTGCAGCATTTTGAGTTATACGTACCATCGTCACAAAGGCATCCTCTTTTACCGCCTTTAGGACTTGTCTTACTTAGTGTTTTTTGTTTTGCCATCTTATTTGTTTTTGATTTGTTCTAATTTACGTTGCGCCCATTCTACACCTTCATCTCCACCCCAAGCTAACCACATTAATCTACCGCATCCATCTCCTAACTCCTTGTCAGAGTTTTGACGTTGACGTTCAAACGATGCCATTCGTGCAATAGTTTCTTCGCTTATAGGTTCGCCATTTGCTAACTGATTTGCTCGTGCTTTACCTACAGGTGTTCCGCAATCTCCCCATCCGTTTTCTTCTGCATATCTTAAAGCTATCTTAGCGTTTTCTTTAGCTGCTTCTGGATAGTCTGTGTAGCTTTCAAGTTGTAAGGGTAGTTCGTCTTTATGATATAAATACTCGCTATCTTCTGTGTGTACCGCTCCCGTCATTAATCTACCTGAAGCGTCTTTATGCGTTGCTCCTGTATATACCTTTCCGTCTTTTGTGTAATGCTCTACTCCCTCTTCTAATTCCTCTTGTTCAGCTTTTAATATAAGTGCTTTTAACTTCTCAATTAATTCCTCTTCTGTTTCTGGCTCAGTAATCGTAGGTTTAAGGCTCATTTCGTATTTGTCTGCAAAGTAACCTTCTATAGAAAATCCTTTTACTTTACCTTCTTTTACGTCTTTCCATACATCGTCATTATTTACCTTCATAGAAATCATCCACGTTCCTACCGGTAGGCTGAATCCGTATTTTGCAGACTTGTCTTTTTTCTCATCTTCGATAATCCACGATTCTACCACACTCATTCCACTTAATTTTTTATCGTGTTCGTATGTAGCGTTATTTTGGTTTGCTCTCATTAAGAATAACTCAGATGCTTTTCTAACCGTGTCCTTACTAAAATAGATATGATACTCTTCGTTCTTGTCGTTACGTCTGTAGATTTGTTTATTAGGAACTAAAGCAGCACCCATTAAGATACGCTTTTCAGTATCTATTTCTTTCAACTCTACTTCGTGTTTATGTAACGCAATAAAATTCTCTTCTATCGCAGGAGAACTAACTACAGAAACGGCATCTATTCCGCTCATCTCATCGTTCTCGTCTATCACTAATTCTATTATCTTATTCATATCCTAATAACTTTATAATTAACCAAACGTTGCGTTATTCACTCTATTCCTATCTAAAGACTGAGCAGTCGTTACATCTCCACTCACTACATAGGCTTGAATTAATCCCTCACCTAAACCTGCTAGTGGGTTTGTAGCTTGTGCATTTCCTACTAAGTTAAAGTTAGGAGACATAACACCACCACCTGCTCCTGCAATCGGAGGAACGGCAGTATCCTCACCTCCACCACCAGAACTTCCTTCAAATTTAGTTTTAGAAATAGCAGCAATTTGTAAAGCACCCATAACACCCGCAGCGACACCAAAAGGAATACCTGTAGGAATACCTCCACCATTACGAACGGAAGTAACTACATTCGATGCAGTATCTATAATTGTTTGAACAATCCGTAATTTCTTATCACGCTCAAACATTCTCTTTTTAATTGCCTCTTCTTCTTTGCTTCCTTTCTTTACATTCTTTAACCTTTCGTTATCTGAAGCATTTAAAAGGTTGTTTAATTCACCGTATACTTGTCCAAATGTTTGAGCCGTCTTTAAAGCTAAATCAAAAGCCTTTTGCCTTGCTTGTTGTTTTTGTTCTTCGGCTTCAAAAGTATTATCTATATCTTGTTTGTATATATCTCCTTTAAATTGCATTAAAGCTAATTCATCCTCTTCTTGTTTTGCTATTGCTTCTTGGCGAATTTTGTCTTTTGCTGCTTCAGAATCCACAAGTTGTTGACGGAGTCCCTCTTCAATATCTTCAGTAAGAATAAATTCTTTTTCTTTCTGCGCTCTTTCTAATTCTTCTTTTAACTTATCATTCGCTTCCTTCTCATCTGCTAATCGTTTAGCATCTGCTTCCTTCTGTGCTTGTCTACGAGCATCTGCTGCTGCTTTGTCAATAGCTTGTATTTCTAATTTAAATCCTGCCTGTTGGTTCTTTAATTCTGCTAAAGCCTTTTTAGATTCTGCAATAGCCTTCATTCCTTCTTCTTCTACTTCTTTAGGGTCAAAGATTAATGAAGCAGTCCAATCCATTACTTGGTCTTGCAAGTTCCAATCCTTACCTAAAAATGCGCCTATCTCGTCTACGGTTTTTAATAGTAGGTTTATAGGTGCTAAAATAAATTGAAGTATTCCTTTAAGTATCTCTTTGTTTCGCTGCTCGGCTTGAATCTGTGCCTTTAAAGTTTGCTCCTGATTCTTAATAGATATTTCATAAGCCTTTATAGCTTCATCTGTTTGCTTTACTTTAAGCTGAAGTATTTGCTTTTCGGTAAGTCCTTGTAGCTTTAAGATATTGTCTTGAGAATCTAAACTCTCTAATTTTTCTTTCTGTAGGTCTACGTCTTTTTGTGATTTAACATTTAACGCTTCCTGCTCTGCGCTAACTCCACTAATAGCACTTTTAATGTCATCCCAATAAGCTACTAAAGTACCTACCGCAATAACTAATAAACCGATACCTGTAGCTGCGATTCCTGTACGGATTCCTTTTAACGCATCCGCTGCTACTGCTCCTAATTGCTTAAAGCTATCCTTAGCTTCCAACAATCCTTGAACACCTTGAGATAGTGCCATAGCAGATTGAACCTTAAGCAAAGTCTTCTGTACGCTTTCAGATTCTACACCTACTAAACCTAAAGCACCTTCAAAGGCTTGAAACCCATTCAACGCACCACCAATAGAAGCAGATAACGCATTGAATTTAGCGTCTGGATTAAAGGCATCTGTTAACGCTTTAGCATCTCCAATAGCATCTTTTAATTCCGCTGCTTTCTTCGCTGCTTTAACGGCTTGTTCAGAAGTTGCACCGAACTTTTCTGCCATAGCAGTAACTTCATTCTGTGCTGCTCTTAGTTGCGATTTAAGACTGCCTAATGAGTCACTCTTAACCTCTAATTCTATTACTTTCTTTTCAGCCATTACTTACGTCTTTTACTCTTTAACTCTCTTTTACCTTGTTTGTATGCTTCACGTACGCTTGTAGGTATTTTATACTTACCTTTTGCTATGTCGATAAAATCCGTCTTTCCGTAGAAATCGTCTATCTTAAGCAGTTCTAAAATATTCTTAATCATACTTCTTGTGTTAGTGTTAGGATATCTACCTCTGTGCTTCCGTCCTCGTTTGTATAAGTTAATTCTATATCGTAAACGTTAGTGTTTCCTTCTTCTCCTCTTAGGTATTGGTTAAACTCCGTTATTAAATCGTCTGAGTTTTCTGCGATAATTGTATAACTTGGAGTTACTACAGGATAAGTAAACACGATATCCGTGTCTGTAGTAATTGTAGCAGCACTTGCCGTTACACCTGTAGTTCCCATATCTAAAGCAACCTCAGTTACTCCCGTAGGTAATAACACACCCACCGTTACAGTTAATACTCCCTTTCCTGTCTTAGGGGCATTTAATGCCTTTATAGAACGAAAATCATTTAGCAAGACTAAATCCACATCTCCTGTGGTTGTTTCCGTTTTTATCTCGTTTATGATATATCTTTTGTCCCTAATTAATATCCTATCGTTCATCTTTAGACTTGTAAGAATAGGAGTAGGGAATAATCCTTTACAACTTACTAACCTTTGTTTCTTAGAGTATAAATTAGCTAAGTAGTTATAGTAATATACTTTGAATATATTTCTTTCAATAGGCTCTAAAAAGAATGTGCTATTATCTTGACCAAAGTTTAAGGTATATTTTGAAGAGTTATAAATTAAATCCTGACCAAAAGGCATATAGCTTGTAATATGATTTGTAGACGTTCCATTGTTAAAGTAGAATGATACCGTCTTTTGCTCATTCATATACAACAAAATAGGCTGCGGAATAATAGGTGCTAAAGTTTTATCTAAAGAGTAACCTACTTGTAAATCCGTTCCTGTAAACTTTTGGTGGCAAAGATTCTCAAAAGGTAATTGTATTACATATTCACCGCCATCGTAATCATATACCTGCTCTAAATCTCCATACTCACGATTATTATTAGCTGCAAATTGTGTGTTTAAAATAGTAGCACTTTTTAAATGCTTAAATCCTATCTTCTTATACAACTTTACACGCTCGTAATCTATGCTATCTATATCGATATGTTTTGTTACGTCTATTATTCTTCCTTTGCTATACCAATCCTCTAAAGGTTCAATCTGAAATATAGTAGGAGATAAACCATAACACGTTAAGTTGAATTGTTTTAATATACCTGCTACGAAATCGCTTATCTTCATATCTGGAAAATTGCCAGAAATATCTAAGTCTTTTGTGAATGTGTTATCAGTAACCGTTACATAAGCATAGTCCCAAAAGTTACCACTTGCATCTGTTAAAGAACCATTAATTAACAAATTTAACTCACACCAATGACCGACAATTACATCGCCTTCTGCTCTGCCTACAAAAGAAAACTCAGTATCTAAAGAACCATCCCAATCTACAATACCTGTATATTGAGCATCGTCACCACTAACCGTAGCTATAAGGTTTCCATTTTCATATACATCTATAAAAACATCGCTTGTTAAAGCATCAGCGCCACCTACTTTAAAAGCAGATACATAAAACTGAATCTGCTTAAGTATTCCGGGTACCGTACCACCTATTGAGTTTGCAGGGTCGTAATTAAACTTTAAAACATTCCTATCTAATATAGCTGCCGTACCTACTCCCGTTGCTTGGCTTACCGCAGTAAAATCCAATGCTTTCCTATCTGAGTAAAAAGCAAACGTATCTTTATTCTTTAGCCATAAGTAACAATTCGTAAACCTCTTGTCATTTAGAAATAATCCTTGAAAATCTATATCGTATTTCGTTTCTATAGCTTCAAATACTTTGCTTATTCTTACCGCAGGAAATAACTCATAGTAATGCATATGGTGGCTATTCTGGCTTATGTCTTGCGCTCCACCACCGCCATACTGCCAAACTCTACTACTTGAGATTAAAGGATATCGTATGTCATAACTTGAAGAACTTGTTATCCGTGTTTGAACTTCTGCTCCGTTGTATTCGTGCGTGTAGGGGGACATATCTAAAGTGTTTAGCTTGTCTTCCCCGAAGTAATCTTGTAACGTTCTTAAATCTCCGTAAAACGTAATGCTATAACTTTGTGCTAAACCCTTTTTTACATTCGCCTTTTCAAGTTGTATCTTACCCGTTCTAAATGGAATTAAATCTATCTCTATCCTTGCATCCCTTCTTACCTGATAGTCGTAGCTATTATCTATAGCATTTTCGTAAAAGTGTTTAAATATAGCGTTGTTATGCTCACTTGCAGGCACGGTAAAACTCTGTGATAAATCAGTAAATGTTTTAGAAATATCCTGTACGTTTTGAATGCTCGATGTTATAGAAATCTTTTCGTCATCGAATAACTCTAAACGCTCACCTTCAATATATATCTGTACTTTTCTTTCCATTATACTACGTTGTTAATAATGTCACTTGCATACTGAAATTCTAAAGTATAGTTTATCATTTTCGTGTTTATCTGTTTAAATAACTCCGTGCTTTTGGTGTTTAGTTTAACAGGCCTATTGTCTAACAATATTCTTTCACTTGTCATTAACTCACGTAGATTCTCGCTGAAGTCCTCAGATACCCAATCCGTATTCACAGTAATAGTTTCTGAATAGTTCGTGTTGAACGTTTTTCTTTGCCCTTCCAATGGAGCATAAGATACAAGGTCGGACTGAAGTAAATTGTACTCCGTGTTTTCTACGTTAATATTACTCTTAGATGCTTTAAAGAAAAACTCCCTTTGCCACGCTCCGTAACGATTAATAAAGTCGCAGCATACAGGCTCATATTTACATTCTATCTTTGGTTTAAAGGTAGCTTCCCACAATACGTTATTACTTGCATCTAAAATCTGCGTAGTATTTCCGTTATCGTAATATACTGAATTCACCCTAAAGGTTGTTATAACTCCTGCCGTTGGTAAATTTTGTGTAATCGTTGTACCTGTATTTAATTCAATGTGCCTTACTTTATTTCCACCCGAATTATACCAAGTAAAACTACCTGCTCTTTTTAAAGTATCTGTAGCTAAATTCGCGTTTGAATCGTACAAATAGTAATACGTCTTTTGGTCTAATAAGTAAACTCCTAAATCTGGGTTGTAACCTTCCGTGTATAATCCGTACCCATCAAATGCTTTATGCGTTACCGTATCAATTAAAATAAAACTTGTAGTTAGCTTCTTATACCTTTTTACTTGTACATTGCACCACTCGGTAGTAGTTAAGGTTGTACTGTAGTTATTGTAGTTGTTTTGGAATCCATCGTGACGTATAAACTCTTTTATGTAAGGAGATATATTGTATGTCGTTTGCGTAACACTTGGTGCAGGAATTAACTTACTTAAAATATAAGTTGGAGACGCAGGTGCTGAACCTGTGCCATTCCATATTCTTAATTCTATTTTCGTTTCTATTTGCCCTGCTTCATTTATCTCTACTATAAACGGAGAACGTGCTGATATATTAGCCATTATTTAGGTTGTTTTATTATGTCGTTAAATAGTTTACTTGCTTCAAGTCCGTATTTATCTATTAACTCGTTTGGTAGGTTTTTGTATGCTGCTTCAAATGGCTTCGTAAAAAATAAACTCGGTTTAATTCCTTTAGAGTATATACTTCTGGTCATTAACCACGCAGTAGATTTGTAACTCATAAACTTACCGCTCTTTCTATCTTTGAATTGGATTCGTCTTTGTGTAACCCACTTCTCCATAGCTGCCGTTAAGCCGCCTTTCTTACCTGTACCGCTTCCAAATCTAAACGGAGACTGTGGTGCTTTACTTGCACTCTTCTTCCCTTTAACTCCTAAGTCCTGATACGCTCCGTACTCTTCCATACTAAAGTACATACCTATGGAATTAGGAAATACTTTTACTTCTCCTTCGATAGAGTTGTATAGCTTCTTACTAACGTTCTTATCCTTGTTGGTAAGGTTACGTTTAGCTTGTGCTATTATATGGTCTTTAAACCTATCTAAAGCCTTTTGTACTTCGTCTTTCTGCATCTTAACAGATACTCATTTCGTTTTTAACCAACACATCGAATGTCATTGTCCATCCTGCTAATAAATTCTCAAAGCGTTCTGTAAATGGTTCGCAATTAGGAACACCATCTATCTGAAATAAATCCGTATATAACGTGCCTCGTCTCATTACTTCATATACTCGTTGAAGAACTGCTAACTGAGTATTCAATACATCTTGTTCATTATCGTTGCCTGTAAACACATCTGTAGTTTCGTCTTTTGATATATCTACTATATCCATTGCAATGATGCTAACGTTAAACCTAATCACGTTTTCCTCAAACGATGCCGAGTTAACCATAATGTGAGACAAAGGAAATATAGTCTGTTTAGCTAAGTCAACGTTAAAGATGCTCCCCTCTGTAACTGAATTAACAAACGGAGAACTATTTAACTCCGTCTTTAACTTATCTATGATTGTGTAGAATCCTACCATTTTTGTTGTTGCTTTTTAATTTGTCTAATTTCTATTTCCGTCTTTTGCTTCTCAAACGTTAGTAAGGTCAAACACTTAACCAATGGTTCTCTGGTAACTGCGTCAAATCTTGTAACGTCTCCTTTAGCGAGTGCATATATGCTTTGATACCATCCCCATTGTTTTCCAAATTGAGTTTGCTCTGAATAGTCGTTAAGTCCATCCCCTTCATCTCCTTCTCCAAATAGTCCATCAAAGCCGTCAACAATTCGCTTCCTAAAGTCCAAAAAAAAACCGATGCACCAAACACTACATTTAAAGGTGCGTACTTCATTACATCTGAATAGTTAGCAGTTCCGTTGTACTCTTCTATTTCGTATTTTTCTCCTTTACGCTTTGTTATAGGTCTATACATTGCTGCCATAGCTTTATGCATCGTGTCCCAATCTGTTAGGTTGCGTTCTATATCGATATACTCACCCCAAGATATATTCTCTAAATCAGGTACAAATCCAAACTCTAAATCTCCTATCTTAAATTTGTGTTCAAACTTTTGCTTCCCAGAAAACAATTTATTGAAGTGGCTAACCATATCAGAAATATCAGATGCTTTGATTTTTATAACATCCTTTAATTCTATGCCGCAAAATAACTCTATCATTTTCTCAGCTACAAATTCCTCATCATTTGAGTTCTCAGCTACCTTTCTAAACTCTTGGTAGTGCTTTAATGGAATCTCACTTAGTGACGTTGGTATAAGCAATTCTAACTTCATATTTTTATAACTTTTATTTATCCTTATTGTTATACATAACTGCAATGCTATAGGCTTCGTTTAAGAGCATTACATCTCTTCTCATTCTCATTGGATTGTCAAATACTATTCTTACCCTTACACGCTTTCTATCGTATATGTAGTCTTGAACTACGGCTATCATTTCATTAACGGATGGCGTATGTCCCATAGCTATTGTTTAATCCTAAAGTTTCCATTTCGTGATACCGTAGCGCATCTATAATGTGGTCGTTGCCACCTGCAGGTTTATTTAATCTCACTCCTGTTTTATCCGTGTCCCAGCAGTAGCTTCTAAGTTCTTTGATTAGATTAATGCTATCAGACGTTACTAAATACTCCTGACGTTGCATTACATCTATTCCGTAATTAATCGAGTCCTTACCCTTCGTAACACCCTTAATCGTTATTCCTTGTCTGCGTATTTCTTCTATACTTTTAGGTTCAGCACTATCAGCATATACTACTACGTTTTTTTGTAGTTCTTTAGCTATGTCAGAATTAAGCATACCTGTTCGATATACCTTTTCTCTTACTATTCTTTGTCCGTTGTATTGATATATTTCGACTATCGCAGTAGGGTCAACTGAATAACCAAAGTCTAACCCTATGCCAATTAACCGTGCTTCAATCGGAATATTGTCGATTATCTTCCAATTATTAAACACTACTCCTTCTAAGCTACCTACTAAACCAAGTCCATAAACATTCCACCAATTCCTCCAATACTCAGAAGTCTTTGCTTTCTCTTTGTTCTTTTCTATTTGGTCTATTATAGATTGGTCTAAGGCTTCGTTATCCTTGTAGGTTAGGATTATGAAGTCGCTATCTGGTTCGTCTTTTAGTTCCGTATGTACCCAAAACTCATTTGCAGGGTTAAAGTCTAAAAATACCTCTCTCTTCGTTCTAATCGATAACTCATTGTACGCTTCAAAAGTGACATTGTTACACTCGTTAATATATAGTATATCCCTACGAGCGCCACGCAGCTTAGACGCATCGTCAGCACTAAAGAATTCCATAACGCTCCCATTCGCAAATTCATATCTTAAAAGTGATTTATTAAAGTTTGCATCTACATATCTATTAGTCCACCTCATTATCTTTAAGAAGTCTTTTAATGCACCTCTTCTTAAATGTGGTATTGTTTCAGCTACTATACTAATCTCAGTAGTATTTTTTAGTGCTTTGTCTATTAATACCGCTAAAATAGAATACGTTTTCGAAGCAGAAGTCCCGCCTTGAATTATTTTAGTTCGTCTTTTTAAAGATAAAACCTTATTCGTTGCTGTGGTCCTCTTGAACATCTGGGAATAAAGGTATTTCAATATTATGCTGCTCTATCTGCTGAACAGGTGCGCCATATCCTGAATCCATCAAAGCCTTGTATGCTGCTACATCTCCTTCACGTGCTTTCTTAATCAGCGCCAAAGTCATTAAGTCCTCTTGGCTCATTGTTTCGTTTTCGCCTGTCAAAGGATTCTTTAGGTTTTGATTAACTTCTAACCATTGCCGTGCTATTGTGCTTCTATTACGGCTCCCTTTAGGTCTTCCGTTAGGGTTTCCGCTTTCGCCTTGTTCAAATGGTTTTAATGTTCCTCCGTTTCTTCCTTCCATAACTCTGTTTTTACATTGTAATTCCATTGCGTTTAATCACTAAACTTGGGTCTAGCTTTTTCATTCGGTCAATTATTACTTGGCAATACTTTGGGTCTAATTCCATTCCGTAGCACTTGCGTTTAAGTTGGTGTGATGCTACCATTGTAGAACCTGAACCTAAATAAGCATCTAAAACTAATTTAATTTCTTTTTTAGAATGTCTATCCGCATATTCAAAACACCAGCTCATTATTTCAATAGGCTTTTGTGTTGGGTGATTTTTTTCCTCTCTGTTTGCTTTTGCTCTTGCGTATTCTTTTATCCTTAGAGCATTGTTAAAAGAAGTCCAAGCCATCTCTCCATCTGCTAAACTAAATCCTCTTTGTCCTTTATCCCAAATAAGCCATCCCATTGTAGGAGGCAAATCATCTGTAAAATAGTTTCCACCCCATATTATTTGATTGTCCGTTATTTGACAAAGATATTGCAATACTCCGCTTTCAGGTTTTGATTTATCCCAATCAGGTGCGTCATAAGATTTCCACCCATTTTTATCTGCACCACCTTTACCGTCTCCTTTTCCTTTCAACATTCCACCGTAATCAATTCCATACGGAGGGTCTGTTAATAAAAGTTCAGGTTTATTTCCGTTCAACAATTTTTCTATTAAATCGCTATCTGTACTATCTCCGCAAAGTAAACGGTGTTCTCCTATTTCAAATAAGTCTCCTAATACTATGTCCGTGTTTATTTCGTTTGGAACTTCGTAATCATCTTCCTCAGCTTCGAGTATTTCTTGAACGCTTAAATCAACAGGTAAATCTAATCCCCACTCGTCTAACTTTTCAGTATCCCATTCGTTAGCTAACATATCCCAGTCCCATTCTCCGAAGCCTACGTTATCTTTTACTATAAATTCGTCTTTTTGTAGTTCGGTTAGGTTCTCAGCTTTTACAATATACACTTCTTTCAATCCGGCTTCCTTACACGCTTTTAAACGCATATTGCCACCAAGCACTATGTTGTTTTCATCCACTACTATTGGTCTTAACTCAAGCATCTGTGGAAACTCCTGTATAGACTTAACTAACTTTTTAAACTTATCGTCTTTTATTAGACGTGGATTCTTTGGGTTCGTCTTTACCTCGCTTATTTTTACTTTATCTACTTTCATATTAGTTGAGTGAGTAATTATAACTTCTATACTCTTCATAGTTTACCTCTTCCATATGTATGGTCTTAATGGTGTTATCATAAAACAACACATACTCAGCTTCAGCAATTGCCATAGTGAGTTTTAAGCTATTCCATACTTGTCTATGGAGTTCTGGGTTTATAACTACTAAATAATAGTTCACTATGCAATCTTTAGTCTTCAGTATGTTCGTCTTTATATTGGTTGTATACTTTCTTCAACTGATTAAGAATATCTCTCCAACAACTTGAGCAGCTTGTAGGCTCTCTGTTTATATTTAAAACTCTATTGTAAACTTTGAGTAGTTCGTGTTGGTCGCTCGGTGCTATTTCAGCAGTATTCTTACCAAAGAAAGTATCTAATACATTATATTCGTCTTCAGTTAGGCAGCTAATCTTTCTGTAAGGAAATAGTTCGTTTAGCTTCTTCTTACGCTCGTCGCACTTACAATCTTCACCTAATACAAATTTTGCAATTTTGGCTATTCCTGTTGATTCTAACACTTGTTCAACTGTATCTCCTAATCCTTGTGGTTTTTTTCTTGGTCTTCCCATATTAATTAATTTTAATTAAATTAAATTTATTCTTTTCTTTTAATACTTGATGTCTTGCAGAACTATAATTAATACCCAGAGCATTACACGCTTCTTTAATTGTATCAAAAAAGAACCCTGTTTCTAAATGCAATACTTGTTTTGCATAGGGATTTTTTAATCCATTTTGATTTCTAACACCTTTATCACATTTAAATTTTTCTTGATAAAATTTTTCTGCTTGTAATGCTGAATTTAAATCTTCTGTTTGTAATAAAATACCAATATTAGAAACGTCAAATTTACTTTTGCTTTTGTGTTTTAATAATCTCTTATGTAAATTATGTGTTACACCTACATAGTTTTCATTAATAATATGATAAACAATAAATGTTTCATCTTTTAAGTTATGTAGTTTACACATTTTTTTTCGGTTTATTAGTTCCTAATTCTTTAATCATTAATTCTAAATGTACTATTCTTTCTAAAAAGTGTTTTGCATCTAATAAGTTAACATTTTCGCCTTGCAAACTATGTGCAAATGATACATAGGCTAACTCCTTTTGATTTTCTAAATACGCTTTTATCGTCTTCATTTGTTATCTATTAAGTTCATATATCTTTCTTTTAGTTGGTCAAATTCTTCCTGTAGCTTTTCGTGTTTCTGTAGCAACTGATAATACTTGTCTAACTGCTCAGTATAATTCTTACGCAATTCCGCTAACGTTGTGTATGTGTTTTCAGATTCGTTCATAATCTCCATTCAAATAATCTTCGTAGTCTTCTCCTACATTCTCAATCAAACGTTGCTTACAATGCTTTATAGTGTGAAATATAGACGTTACAGATATTTTAGTTAACGCAGATAACTCACGCATAGAATGATTGTTTTCTTTATATAACTTAAATAACATCGTATCGTACCAATGCCAAGAATCTATTTCCATATATATCTTTAACTCAATATCGTTTTTAGCTTTCTCTATTCCGCTAACGTCAATATCTTTTATATCTAAAGCATCGTTTACAGTTACCTTTTCAATCTTAGATTTTTGCTTACAGTAGTCTACATAAATATTACGCAGCACAAACCATATAAAACCTTGATTTACTTGTCCGTCTTTTATTATCTTCTCTGGGTTCGTGTATTTGTAGATTCTTAAATACATCTCCTGCACTATGTCTTCTGAGTATCGGTCTTCTCCAAAGGATTTAACTACCGATATAAAGTGCTTATGGTGTTTTGCTACCGATGCTAACCACTCTGAACTATTTTCAGTTGTCTTCGTTTCTATACAATCGGCTAATAACATACACCCAAATTAAATCTATAACCTTATAAACATATTTCATTCTTCAGGATTTAGCCTTATAAAAGCCATACCATCATACATATAATTTAAAAACCAATCACAAGTACGTCTTTTCATACGATACTTCCTGTGCATTTCGTCTTTTACTATCTTCCTACCCATATATCATACATAAAAATGCTCAAAGCTATCAAATTTAAAGCACCAATTACTAAAAATATTACTGCTAAATTAAAATATTCCATCTTAAATGCTAACATACTTAGTCCTAACATAAAAAATGCTTGAATCAAAAGGTATATAAATACTATTTCTCGTTCCATAATCTCTCGTAATAATTTTGTTTCTGCAAAGATAGGTTTTCTTTTGATAAATCAGATGGCTTTAAATAAGACGTTTTAATCACACTTCTTTCTATTGGATATACTTTCCTATCACTATCAGTAGAAAGTGCCTTAGAAACGAGTAAAACAAGTATTACGCTAAATACAACAAACATTGTAGCGTGATAGATTTTTAGTTCTGTGCTTTTCATAGTTTTTGTATTTCGTGTTTGACATCTAGTAGCCATTGATGAGCCAAACTCCCCTCATTGATGTATAAGCCATTTCTAAAATCAAGCATCTCATCTATTGCAATTAATGCGCATTGTTTTGCCGTTCTTTTTATTGCTAAACCATAATTACTGTCTCTATATGTAAACGAGCAATCCTCCATACTGAATCTTACTTGCAATTCGTAATTGTACAATAACTCCTTTGCTTTCTCTTTCGGTGTCATAGTTCTATACCTCCATCTTTAGCCATCTCCCACAATTTATCACGCGCATCCTGTAACGCATTATATGCATCATCGGTTATATTGTCTTCGTATTTTAATCTCCCTCTTAAATATTGGTCGAACTCGTGAAGCACTACGCTCATATCTACTGCCTTGTTTACAAGATTATACTCGTGTGCATCTTCCGGTAGGTTAAATTCTAATATTGCTTTCATAATGTATATTTTAAATTTTTAACAAAGCATAAGCACCACTAACGCGGATGCCTATGCGGCTGTTAGAAAATAAGTGGGTTGTCTCAGGCACTTGAAACAGAGGTGCATTTCGTAAATCGGCTGTTTTATTTGCATTTATCGACTTTTAGCCACCGAACCAGCCCCACCTATTTATAACAAGGTATATGAAGCAATAAGTGATGCGTTATCCACAAGAACCGGAGAAACAAGTGGGTGCTTACTGCTCATATACCTATACCGTTAATCTCTATTATTCCAATTGTTTAACACATCTATAATCTCTTCCCAATCAATTTGGTCTCTCATCTGCGCTTCGATTGCGTTACATTCTTCCTCTGAGAAAACATAAGGATAATAAATTCCTGTAATGCCATTCCATTTTGCCCCTTGAATGCTTTCAAAGATGAATTCTGATGTGTCAGTTGCTAAGTTGTATTTATAGCTATACTCGACTTTAGCTGAGAATATCTCTATTACTCCTTTTGCATAGACGATTTCTAATTCAAACTCTTTCTGAGTTCCTGTAAAGTTTTGGATTTCTACTTTCATAATTTTTCTGTTTTGTTGGTTCAAATATAATTAACTTTTTAATAAATCAATAGTTGGAAGTAAAATTCCTTTGCTTGTATTTAAATCTCCACCAAGAATATCTCTGTTTGTACCTATATATTTTCTACACATTTCTTTTAATCGTTCCGTTTTTATAAAGATGCAATGCTCATCACTTAACCAATAGCACCAATATTCAGCTTCTGTACTTGCTAATCCACTCTTCTTGTTTTTTGATTCGTATTCTACAAATATATTTCCTGTTTCTAAGCATTTAAAGTCTCGCTTTACTTCAATCTTTTTACCGAACAAATCATTCAATTGCTTTTCGTATATCTGTCCTATCTCTAAATCATATCTAAAATCGCTATTAAAATTCATCTTTAATCTTTTGCTTATATTTTTCTATTATCTCTTTTAATTCTTCTCTTGTAAACTTTCGTGTTTTCATCGCATCAGCGCTTAAACGCTCGAATTCGTGAAAACCTAACTTAACTAAAAGATTTTCACGGTAAGGTAAAAGGTTGCCAGATAAAAACGAATTGCAATACTCACATTGAAGATGCACATTACGCTCATCAAACCTTACGTTGAAGTGTCCACCTGCTGAATAGAAATGTCCTGCATTCGGTTTTTTAGGTTTTTTACCGCAGCTTATGCATAAATTACCCTCGTCTCTTAACCTGATATACTTGTTAAATACTTGCTGCGCTACTTTCATTAAATCTTGCACAGTAGTTAGTTCGTCTTTTAGTATCTTCTTACGTTCTTTCCACGCTTGGCTTTTCTTCTGGGTAGTTTGTTCAATAGCACAACTTAACGAGCAGGTGCTTTGTGCAGTAGTGTATATCGGTGTAAATTCGTTTTTACATACCTTGCATTTCTTAGCTTTCATATTTTTATGGCATTATGTATAGAAATTAATGTATATGTCTTTTCAATCTTGTTATTATTTTCAAATTCTGTTTGTTTAGGCATTGAATTATCAGTAATCCAATTTGGTTTTATATCATTTATATTGAAAACAAATATTCCTTCTGGTGTTGAATTTATATAAAGAGCCTTGCAATTCATTTTGTTTAAACTATCATATTTAATTTTCTCTAACATCAAATTATCGTAGTGTTTATTTCTACATTTTAATTCAATTACGCATTTATATGTTGAACTAAAACAATCATAACTTGAAAATTTATCTTCGCTTTTTGTTAAATCGTATATATAATATTTTTTTAAATAATTAAATAATTGTTCTTCATTCATAACAACTGTTTAAATTCATTATTTTCTCGCTTCAATTTTAAATACTCTGTATGATATTGAGCAAGTCTTTTAATTAGTTGTTTGTTCTCATCTTCCATAGCACTTAAAGTATCTCTGGTCTCACTCATCCATATTTCGTATTTCTCTAAGGTTTCTATTAAATCTTTTCTGTGTTCGTGTTTCTCTCGTAAATCGTGTAGAGAAAGTCGGATGCTTCCTATAATCGCATTTAAGGAAGTCTTAGCGTGTATTACATCAAATAAATTCATATTAAAAAGGGAGTTTATCGTCAAAGTTACTATTATGTTCTAATGCTCTGTAAAAAGATTGCGTTTCGTTATTCATTACATTCTTTCGTCTTTTAATAGGGTCAATGCCACCAATTTTAAATCCTAATCCACTATTAAAATCAAATAACAAAGGCATACCCAACTCAGTACATTGACCACCTGTGTCTCTATCTTTAATTTTTTCTATGTCTATCATTGTAGAATATTTCATTGTAGGATGTTTAACTAACCTGTGAATGATTAACATATCGTCACATCGATTTAAGAAAGGTTTACCGCCTTCTATATGTGCTTTAAGTGGTGGTTTTAAATGTCCTTTCCATTCTGGAAAATCATCTCCGTATAACATACCACTTCTACCACTTTCTGAATTAGGATGTGTTGATACATACAAAGTCTTTCCAGATTGATTACAAAATTGTCTCGTAGTATTTAAAAATTCATAATTATCTGAATGCTGCATACCTCTATCTAATCCTGTAAATGGGTCAATAAATCCTATATCTGCATCTGTAGAACCAATTATATCTAAAACTTCTTTTGGCTTATATAGTTTTTCATTGCTTAAGAATTTAAAATAGTATTCAATAAATGATTCGTGTTTGCGTATCTCATCATAAGTTAAATCCTTAAAATGTTTGCCGGAATACATTTGTATTAAATCACGCATCACTTGACCGCTTGAGTTCTCACCCATCCAAACAACTGTTTTTAAATCGTGATTAGTAGCCAATGCAAGAAAGTACCATTCCATCCAATAGGATTTACCTACATT